TCAGGCTTGCTGTTTGGTGTAGAAATCGCGTTCTCGAGCTACGAACGGGCGCAGCAGTGTTGTGGTGCCAACCGCACACAGCAGGAAGATCGCGCCCACAGGGCCAAGCCACATCAGTCCCAAATGGGCGTTGACCAGTCCACCAACCGCGGAGCCGACCGCGATGCCGATGTTGAACGACATGGAATTGAGCGATGCGGCCAGATTCAGCGATCCCGGATGCGACTGAGAGGCAACATCCATATATAGCACCTGCGAGGCGGAATTCTGCAGGTACATGAGCGATTCGGCTGAAAGCCAATGATGGCAACAGCCGAAACCGTCAATCAGACCATCGTGCCCACATTTTGCCCACGTCATGCGGCAAGACTTCGACCCTCGCCAATCGCCTTGATCAGCAATCCGTCAATCGCCTCGCCCACGGCATCCAGATCGGCGTCGAAGAGGTCGGCGTACACGTCGAGCGTCATGGCGGCGCTCTTATGGCCCAGCTGCCGCTGCACGGCCTTGACGTTCGCGCCGGCGTGCACCAGCAGCGAGGCGCACGTGTGGCGCAGGTCATGCACCGTCATCGACGCGGCGGCATCCTCGTCAAGGACGGCATGCTTCGCACGGCAGAACCAATCGCCACGGTACCGTCCATGCACGCGCCGAAGATACGAGCCGGTGCGCCTGTCGGGAAAGAGCAGGTCGGACGTCTGACGCCCCCTGCACGCCTCCTCAAGGCATGGCCTGAGCAGACTCGGGAAAATCACCGTGCGCGTCTCGCCGGTCTTCGGCGTGTCAACCACGAAGCGGTCCCTGATCTCGGACACAGTGCGCAGGACATGGATACGCTGACGCTCGAAATCGACATCTCCGACCTGCAAGCCGACCAGCTCGCCCCAACGCAATCCACACAGGCCCAACGTGAGCACGATGGGCCGATGCCAGCCGGAAGCGTCGGCAAGGGCCAGCAATTGGCCGATGCTCAGGTAGATGTGCTTTTTCGGAATCATCCTGGGCAAGGCGATGTCATCACATGGATTGTCGTGGATGCATTTATCGGCCTTGGCTTTTCTGACGAGCGCGCTGAGTGTGAAAAAGGCGCGTCTGGTCAGGCTGGCGCTTTTCGTTTCCGCCAGCTCGCTGACCCACACCTGCACCTCGTCGTGTGTGATCGACTGCACTTCCCGCATGCCCCATTTAGGCTTGACGTGGATGCGCCAAACACGGTCGATGAGGTCGATGGTGCCTGCTTTCGACTCGGTTTTCTTCGCGGCCAGCCATGGCTCCCAGAAGTCTTCGACCAAGCGTCTTCCGGCCTGCGGGTCGATGTACGCTCCGACGCTTTTCGCGGTGGTCACGTTGGCCGCGCCCCATGCGTCGGCGTCCATCTTGCGTTTGAAGCCGCGTTTGCCGGTCGGCGTGCCGTCCGGTTTGCGGTAGCGCACTTCGTAGCGTTTGCCGCTTTTCGTCGCGTATTGGCGGATTGTGTAGGCCATGCTCGCCCCTTCGTTTGCGTGGCATCAAGTCTATCAATCCGCTGTTTTTTCTTGTGTTTTTTCGTGTTTCGGCTTGCAATACTTTATTTACTGTGCTAATATAGTTTATATCAAGGAAAGGAGGTGAACATGACACCATCGGAGATAATCACCAGCATCTCGCTTCTCGTCGCAAGCATCGCGGCCCTCATCAAAGCAGTGACCGGACTCATCAAGGAGATGAGACGGAAACCGAAGAAGAGGAAGTGAGCAAGGGTTCCGGCCAGTCGTAGGGGCCGGAACCCCATATCTCCGATTATGCCATGGGACATCATGAGAACGGAAGCGATAGTCAGCGCGGTGTTCGCGCTCGGAACCGCCGCCAGCGCATGGTTCGGCTGGCCGTTCGCGCTCACCGCCGGATGCGCCATCGTCAGCGCCGTCTTCGCGCTCATCGCCGGAAGGAAGGACTGACATGACCATCGAATACCTGAGCGTCACCGACGTGGCCAAGCGCCTCGGCATCAGCACAGCCGCCGTCAGCGCCTACAAGCTCCCCCAACCGGACGCCCTAATAGGCCGCACGCGCGGCTGGTCAGCCGAGACCATTGACGAGTGGAACGCCAGCCGCCCCGGTCGAGGCGTCGGCGGCGGACGACCACGCAAGAGAGCGTCCGAATAAACGAAAAGACGCCCCTCCCCCAGCCATAGCTGAGAGAGGGGCATGTGTTGTTAAAAAACGGGTGTAAAAAATTCCACGGATACTATAATTCCGCAAATTTTTCCACGCCGAGGTTGAGTTTCCGGCGCGAGGTTGAGTTTCTCGCCCGAAAATTAATCACGGTCAGGCGTTGCGCAGCGGATTGTAGGCGACGCCAAGACCGCTGGCGATGAAGCCGGCCACGGTCGAAATGTAGCCGCCGATGGCCGCATCACCGAAGGTCATGAAGCCAAGGCCGACGCACGAAGCGATCAGACCGAGCACATAGACCACGGTGCGCACCTGCTTGCTGAAGACCGGAGTATACGCGTCCGGCTGCTGGTTGTCCTGACCATCCTCACGCTCATCAGTCAGATTATTGATGGTGGTCTCCAAAGTGGATGATGCTGCATGTTCTGCCATATTTTATTCCTCCTAGATGTGCAATACTTGTCTTGGATAAATCAGATTCGGGTTTGCAATGCCGTTTTTCGCGGCGATCGCCTGATAGGTCGTGCCAAACTTCGAGGCGATGCCGCTCAACGTGTCGCCGGCCTGCACCGTATAGGTCATGCCGGCAGACTGGGCTGGAGCCGCCGCACCGCCGACGGCCAACACCTCGCCAGGATAAATCAGGTTCGGATTGCCGGAATGGAATCCGGTGATCTGAGACTGAGCCACACCGAGCTTGGCGGCGATGCCAGATACCGTATCGCCGGGCTGAACCGTATACGTCCGACCAGAGGATGCCGGCGTGGCGAGCTTCTGATTAACTAACGCCTGAACCGCGTCATACCGCACACCAAGCTGCTGTCTGCGCGCATCGCCATCGCCGAATTCACCGCGAATCACGGCATTGGCGAGATCGTCATCGGAACGTCCGGCAAGCGGATCGGAAGGCTGCGAAGGAGCAACGGTCGAACCGCTTCCATCCCCGGTCACGTACTTGTCGTAAACGGATCCATCACCGTAGAACTTATTGAGATCCAGATTTCCGCCATAGCCCGGGAGACGACCGGAAGAAGAATACTGACGAATAACGCAAGCATAAGCGCCTTCGTTCCACGGAGCATCCTGATAACCGGTGGCGTTCATGTCCGCATACTGGGCGATCCACAGGCCGCAGTTTTGACGATTGGCGACGGCTGCGACCTGAGCGTAGCGAGATGCCTGCACGTAAATGATCGGCGGGATTCCGGTACGGGCTTTCACTTGAGCGACGACTTGTTCGAGATACCCCTCGTTGCCCCAAGCGGAATTCTCATTGGATTCCCAATCGATGCAGAACAGACCTTTTCCAACCCAATTGGCGCAATTGTCGATGAAATAATTAGCCTCGGCGACGGCGTTGCCGCCTGAGACGTAATGATAGACGCCGAAACGTTTTCCGGTCTGGCGTGCCTGTTCGATTTGTCGAGCGCAGTCGGGGGATACGTATCCCGTGCCCTGCGTGGCCTTAGCGATCACGAAATCGCAAGGTACCTGGGACAGGTCGATGCCCTGCTGCCAGTTGCTGATGTCGATGCCATTCAAACTCATGGCTAATCCTTCCTGCGTGAATTGATGTTGAACACGATGATGAGCGCGAGCAGCAGCAGGTATATGCCGCCAGCGATCATGAGGCGTGTCATTGCCGGTCTTCCAAGTATTTTTCGGCTGCGTTGACTATCCAGCATCGCGCGTCGAGTTTTTCGAGTTTGGCGAGCTCGTATCGGACTGCCTCCGAATGGTCGTGCGACTGGTCGCCGTAGATCAGTGAGATCAACGTGTTTTTGATCGTGTCCCGGCAGAGTTCGTCCAAACGTCCGTCGAATTTCTCGGTGCGTTCGCCGAGCATTCTGGTTTTGGCGAAATGCTGCGAGAGCGGCGAATCGTACGGCAGGCGTTCGGGCCGTACGTGCGAGTACAGGCCGGTCGCCAGCGCGTCCAAAGCGCCCGGCCATATCCTGAGCAGCAAGGTGATGAGGGCGCACGCGCCGCCCACACCCCCGAAACCAGCTAGAAAATTCTGCAACACATTGCATCTCCTTAAAATTTTGTCATTGCAAGGGCATCGTGTCACCGTCGAACCAGTCAAGGTCGTACTGCCGCAAGCGGTTCCAATCGTCCAGCGAGTACACGCCGATCCGGTTGATCGTTGCCGAAACGCCATCGCCGCCGTCGCAGAACAGCGAGCAATTGCCTATCTGGTAGATGCCAGCCAATGTCGTGGTATCTCTATATATCTCCCGGCAGTTTTCCAGTCTGAAGACGTCGCGTCTGCTCGTGCTGAAATCAAACGCAACCACACAGCCTCTTTGGATTTTTCTGAGTACCGCAGCCCATCTGGTGCTGTTGCCGGTGTAGACGTATTTGCCGTCGCTGTTTTTCGCGGCGTCAGCACACCACGTGCTGAGTGCATGCAAGGCTTTTGGATCGTCATATAGGTTGGTGATGAGGCTCATGCCATCACCCCCGTGAGGGTCAGGCTTGAGGCATCGTGTCCCCGGTGAAATATCTGATGCTGTCGAGCAGAGTCTTGTTCGCCTGATATTCGTCCCACGTGCAGATGAGAATACTTGTCACGGTGACGGTCGGATTGCCTGACTTGACGGAATAATACATGCTCATCGGACCGGCAACGCTGGCGGTTATCGCGTAGCTGACACGTTGGCTTGCAATGAGGTCGCCATACCCTCTCACCGAGATAGTGCCGCCGGTGACGTTCACATAGGCACTGACCCAATATTTCGTCCCTAGCTCGTTCCGAATGGTCGTGATATCCACCCAACGGTCTGCCGACAAGGTGATGGTCGAGGATGGGCTCGTGCATAGGTTCGTGACCATCATCGGGCATCACCGTCCCGGTGCGCGGCGTCAGCCGAGTGGCATGGTGTCGCCGGTGAAGAAGCCCGGAAGCCCCCCCCCCACGGCAGGGTCATACGTGTCGGCTCTTTCGATGTGGATGTCGCTCATCATGCCTATCGCGCCGACCGTTTGGGTGTCGAGCTGGATGCGGACGAGCAGATAATCGTAGCCGGGCGGAAGGGTGAGGGTCTTGTCCACCGTGACGGTCTGGCCGTTGCCGACCGGAATGCTGAACGATTGTTGATATGAGCCGTTGACATGGTAGAAGACCTGAAAACTGGCGTCGGCTCCATACGCGTAGGCAAGGGCGTGCACGTGGTACGAGCCGGACAGCGGAAGCTGCGGGCCGGACAGGAAGTACTGCGCATAGTTGTCTCCCGTGGCGGTGCTGGTCGCACGCATCCAGTTGCGTTTGTTCACGGACGTGTAATCGATCTTCACTTTGCCGCTCCCCGTCACGGGTTTTATGGTGCCGGTGATGTTCGGGTCCGGGAACCAGTTAATCCTCTGCATGATGCTCCTTGTCGAGACTGTCGAGCACATCCTGCGGGATCAGTTTCATGGCCGCCGTAAGCTGGCTGGACAGGATTGCATTTTGTTTGTTGAGTGTGCCGATCTGCTGCGAGAGCTGGTCGATGACCTGATTCGCGTCGGCTGGGATCTGAGTCAAAATGTCTCCTTTGTAATGTGAAACCCCCGTAATCCGATTGGATTGCAGGGGTTGAAAAAACCGGGAAATGCGGGTCAGTCGGCGGCGGTCATCGTGTCGATACGAGTCACGGCCTTAAGCCCGTCGAGCGTCAAAGTGCGGCTGAGATTCGTCTTCACGTCCGTCAACGTGACGGACGTGCCGGGATCGTCGAACGTGGCGAGCACGCCACGCTGATAGTCGCGCCACGATTCGGCGGTGCCGTCAACGCTGGAAAACTCCAATCCCAACCGACACAATTCCGCTCGCACCGACTCCTTCGGCGGGCGCAGGTCAAGCACTCCCGAAGCCGACACGTCGGCATTATCCTTCTTGCCGGTATCCGGTGCCATGCCATGCACGTCACCCGTGATCGCATTCTCATTACTTTCATCAGCCATAATCAATCTCCTTAATTCTGTTGGTTTTGCCTTGGCATGAGGGATTCATAGAATCGCTCCTCGCATTCGTCAAGCATCGCCTGACTGGATTCATCCGAGAGGAAATCATCCAATCCATCGACATCCTGCGTACAGGCCACGTCGATGCCACTCGACGCTTCCACGTCGGAACCGTCAGCAGTCAACACGGCGCACATTCGCGCGTCAATCTCATTAGACATGACCGGCAATCGCATCCCCTCACGAGTCTTGTTGCGTGCGGCTGTCAGCGGATCGTCAAACACTGTCCCATCGTCGGCGAGCATGCTCACCCCGGTGGCGGAATCCGTCAAAGCTGACTCCAACGCCTCGAACGCCCCGGTCCACACGCCCCTGCCGGTCTTCGAATCATACCGGCTTGTGTCCTCCCTGCCCTGCATGATCGCGGCGATCGCCTCACGGGTCGAAGCCAACCCGAGCAGCGCCTTCCACGAGGCGAGCACCTCAGGCGTAAACACGAAACTGTCCGACCCGTTCACCGGCGGATCGCAGTGGATGATGCACAATCCGTTCTCATCCATTTCAAAACTCGCTGACAAGATTTCCTCCAATCATTTGACCAGATATGCGAGGTATTCGGCGTACACGTCGACCGGGCACGGCCGGTCGGCGTTGTAAAGCTTCAGGGTGAAGCCGCTCTGGCCGCCCGTGTTGCACGGGTGCGCGATGATGCCCGCCCATTCGGAATCCGCGTTCGCGACCACGTAATAGTGTCCGTATTTCGTCGGGCTGAACGTGCAGTTGACTTGCGTTGAAGCGCCGTTCGCGATGCTCTGGCCGGGATTCGGCCACCACGCCCTCCACGCGGCAGCGCCTCGGAACGTGAAACGGTTCGTGACACCGCCAAGAAAGCCGCCAAGATACAAGTATCCGGTCGCGATGTTCGCTCCGACTCCGACAGTGCCGTTAGCGTCTTGCGCTCGGAGCCAGGCATTCGAACCGTTCGCGCTATCTCCGGCCAAGACGAGCGATGCGCTGGTTTTTTTGCTCGCGTCAGGCTCGTCATAATCAGTGTTCGCCACGGCGAACACTTCGGACGTGACACCGCCGCTGCCAGTGCCGCCACGCTCGCGTGGCTTGGATTTCAGACGCATGAAAGCCGCCGGATCGTTCTTTTCGACGTGTCCGCTCCAAAGATTCATGGCGCTCATCGTGCCGACCTCGTCCGACTGGACGACCGATGCGATGGCCGGGAAACTCTTGTATTCTCTGTTCTGGCTGTAGGCTGGGAATTCCACCCCGTCACCAATAAACGTTTCCGTCCCCCCGATGGCAGTGGACTTGTAATCCGGGGAAACGCGCACCCTATGCCCGCTCGTGCGGGTCTGGAACGTGCCGGTCAGCACATTCGACCTGCCTTCGCCGTCAAGATAGACGGTGCGATTATGGTTGGAATCCCACATCTGCAATGCGGTCGCATTGAGCTTCACGCCGGTGTTCGCAGCATCGGAGCTTTGGAATATCGCGCCCGTGAACACGTAGCCTCGGAACTGGCCCGCCGCCACCTTGTCCGTCGTGATGCTGCCCGCCGCGATTTTCACCGCAGTGACAGAGTTGGCGGCCAATTTGTCGGCGGTGATCGCGCCGGCCACTATCTTCGATGCGTTGACCGAGTTCGCAGCCAATTTGTCGGCGTTCACGCTGTTGGAGGCCAGCTTGTCGGTCGTGACGGCACCGGCCACGATATCGGACGCATTGATCTTGTGCGCGTTGAGCAACGCGACCGTCATATCCTCCGTCACGCGGAGTTTCGCAGTCGTGACGCTGTTGGCAGCCAATTTGTCGGTGGTGATGGCGAGCGAGACGATGTTGCGCGCCTGCACGCTATCGGCTGCGAGTTTCGCGGCGGTCACCGCATCGGCAACCAGCTTTTCGGTGGTCACGCTGTTTGCGGCGATCTTGTCCGCCGTGATGGCATTGGCCTTGACCTTCTCGGCGGTCACTGAGTCGGCGGCGAGATGCTTCGCGGCCACGGTACCAGACGCGAGGATGTTGTTCGCTACGAGGTCAAAAGGCTCGAAGCGCGCGCCATCCCACGTCAGGACTTCGACAACACGATCTGCAAGCGGCACCAAAACGCTTGGCGAAGCGTTTGGAGCGCCGAGCCAGTACGTGTAAAAGTCCGCGAGCATGGACGGCGAATTATTCTTCTCCCCCTTCCACCTTGTCCAATACTTTTGGGTGCGCCACCACATGTCACCTGGTTTGAGCCCGTCATGGGACGGCTTGTCGGGGCCACGGTAGATGAGATTCTTGCCGTCCGCCGTGGTCTGAGCCTTTTTCGCGGCGGCCTGCGCCTGATTCGCCTGCGCGGCGGCGTTCGCGGCTGTGGTCTGAGCCTTGTCGGCTGTTGATTGCGCCGTCTGCGCGGCAGCATGGGCCTTGACAGCGGCATTGGCCGCATCGGTAGCGGCCTTGTCCGTCACCGCCGACCATGTGCTGCCGTTCCACCGTTTCGGCGTGTTCGCGCCGCCGGTGGTGTCGATCCACAAGGTAGTCGGCTTGCGCATCGACGCATCCGGAGCAGTGGACTGGATCAGCACGTCGGCCTTGCCGTTCGCCACGCCAGCGGCGGCGGCAGCAGCCGTATTCGCCTTCCTTGCGGCGGTGGCCGCGTCGGTGGCGGATTGGGCCGCGCTGTCGGCGGTGGCCTTCGCCTGCGTCGCCACGCTCGAAGCGTTCGAGGCTGTGGCCTTGGCATTGGCCGCGTCCGTCTTGGCCGAAGCCGCGTCGGACTTGGCTGCGGTGGCCGAGGCATTGGCCGTGTTGGCCAAAGTCTCGGCATTGCCAGCGGTCTTCTTCGCGCTCTCGGCGGCGGTCTGCGCGGCATTGGCGGCATCCTTGGCCTGACCTGCCGTTGTCGTCGCGCTCTTGGCGGCAGCAGAAGCCGCATTGGCGGTATCCTGCGCGGTCTTCGCCGCACCATTGGCCGTATCAGCCGTGCCCTGCGCGTTCTTCGCTGCGGCAACGGCGTTCTCGGCAGTCTTCTTCGCGTCGGTGGTCTTCGCCGCATTGTCCGCGATGTCGGACTTGGCTTGTTCGATCTGCCTTTTGTTGTCCTCCACGTCGGCATAGCCCATGCGGTTCCACTTGGAGCCGTCCCATACGAGCGTGTCGATCACGCGATCAGACAGAGGCACCAAGACGCTCGGACTGTTATTCGGAGCCCCCGTCCAATACGTGTAGAAATCGGCCAGCATGGAAGGGCTGTTATTTGGCGTGCCCTTCCAGCGCGTCCAATACTTCTGGGTCTTGAGCCACAGGTCGCCGACGATCAGCCCTTTGGAGGCGTCCGGCATGTCAGGCCCACGAAACGTATGGTTCTTGCTATGGGCCTCGGCATACGCCTGCGCCGCCGACTCCTTCGCCTTCGAAATCTCGCCGTTCGCCGTGGTCAGGTCGCTCTTGGTCTGCGCGATATCCTTCCGGGCCTGCGTCAGGTCGGCCTGCGCCTGCGTGAGCGTCTGATTCGCCGTGTCGAGATTCGACTTGTTGGCTTGGATGTCCTTCTGGGCCTGCCTCAGCTTCGCCGTATTATCCTTCAACGCCGTCTGATTGTCAGCCAAATCCTGCTGGATTCGTTTGACCTCCTCCGGCGAAACCGCCGAAGCCACGGTCACAGTGGCAATCGCAGACCAAGCGGACCGATTGCCCGCATGATCGACGGAACGGAAAGCGTATGTGTGCGAAGAGCCAGCCGTCAGACCGGTGATGACGCAATCGCCCTGACCCGACTGGGTAGCGCTGATGACCTGCATTCCAGCCGCGTTAGCGCCCTCGCCCACCTCAACATAGTCGAAGTCCGATTCCATCGACGTGCCGGCTGCGGTCCTGCCGTCCCAGTGGACGGTCACCACGCCCAGCTCAGAGGACAATACCGGCTTGGACGGGATGGAGCATGGCGTCACATCGGATTCGACGGTGGCCACCACGACGGCCGACCATTCGCCGAGCTTGTCAGAGTATGTTGGCACAGCCCTGACGCGCACTTCGATTTGAGTGCCGCAATCCAGACCGCCGAAGCCAAGCTGCGTCTTGTCAGTTGTACCAGCGGAATGCCAGGGCGCGCCATCCACGTGCTTGCGCCACTCAATGGCGTAATTGCTGATTTCGATGGCGGTGTTATTCGTCGCTTCGGTCACGGCGGACCACGAAGCCGTGGCCAGACCGTGCGCATAACCATCCGAGCCTATATAGGCGTCGGTCTGCACGATCAGACCGAGAGGGGCCTTCGGCACGCGATGGTCACGATCCGAAGAGGCGGTCGTGCCACCCTCGCTACCGGCCAATGCGGCACCGCCGGTGATGCCCTTGATCTTCTTCGCCTGACGTACGGAAGCGTCATACTTGATGTCGTTCAGCGCAATCGAGCAGGATAAGCCCTCATTCTGGCGCATGCTCAGGTCGATTTCCTGCACGCGCACCTTCTCCCCATGGGAGACGGTCGGCGCGGTGATCCAGTCGCCGGCGTGGAAGTCGATGAGCGGTAGATTATCCACGCCGAAAGTCACCAGATCGCGCGTGTACTGGCCACGTACCCTCGCAGCATCATCCAAAGTGTTCTGCATAAAGGCCTGCGCCGTGTCCTTGTCGGACACGCCACCCTGCGACGAATAGGATTCCCACTTGCCCCACGGGGTCGGAGCAGCCGGATTATCCATTCGGAAAAGCAGATTATTGTCGCCCTCTACAAGGATGGTGCTGGCTAGGTCGGCGATGGACTCCTCGAAGGGTGCCTCGCTGATGTCACGCGCCAATTGCAGCACAATGCTCTTGCTCAAGTCACGGCTCAATGCGGTGCTGTCCGCATTCCACATCTTGAGCGTCCTACCGGTGGTGCGCCAATCGCAGCCGCCACCATTGACAAGAGACGACAGGATCGTCTGCAGATCCGTGCCGAGACTGTAATAAAGCGTGTATTTCCTCGCCCACGCCGCGCCGCCAGCGTCCTTCGCGGTGTCGAAGCCGAGCGTCAGACCGGTGGCCACGCCGCCACGCGCCTTGTTTTCGTTCAACAGTGTTTTGAGGATCACACCCGGATTTGAACTGTAAAAAGGCCTTTTGCCCTTGTTATCGCCGTCCGCGAGCAGATGGCTGGAATCGTTGTTCTCCGCCTTGGACAGCAGCCAGCTGATCGACTGGCCGCTGTAGGTAACGGTGCGGGTGCGGTCGTCCGTCTTGCCGGATCGTCCGGTGATGACGAAACGCGCGTTGTCCGGCTCGCGATAGCCGGTGCCGTCCGACACCTCCACGGCGACTTCCAGCCCGTCCGTCAGCTCTCGGTCGAAAGCCTGCGCGTCACCGGACAGCAATGAATATTCGATACTGATGGCCCCATCGTCATTGTGGAGCATCGAAGCACTGAAGCTCACCGGCTCCGCCAATACGCCGATACGCGCGCCGAAGGGCCGATAGGCCACGAGACGAGCATGCAAAGACTTGCTCATTAATCACTCCCAGGATTGCAAAAACCGGCATGTCACCTTGTCGGTGCCGCCGGTCTGTTTGATGGTGATGCGATAGTCGCCGGAATCGATCGCCGGCCACACCCGCAGCGGCTCGGTGGTCCAGTCGACGCCATTCGACGCATCCGTACCACCGGACCATGCGTCGGCATTGGCCGCCGTCCACGCCTTGCGATTGGCCACATCGATAAAGACGTAAGGTTGTGAGGTGTCGCGTTTGCCGCCCCACATGAGATTCGTGCCGCTCACCGGATCCGAAATGGTCACACCAGTGGCCGCGCCGAAGCGCAATACCAGCGTGGTGATGGGCGCGTTGGAAAGCCAGCCGTCGGGAAGCGTGTCGAAAAGCTCGGACGGACTGGCGTTAGGCAATCCCTGCCAGCGAGTCCAATAGCCTTTACTACTCGGCTTGGAAACCCCGCCCGGCAAGAGCCTGCCGCCTGACGCGGGCAACGTCGCCTCCTGCCACTGCACGCCACGCCAGAACACGTCCGGCAACAAAAACACGGCGGTCATGACGCGCAGGTCACCGAACGGGCGTTCGCCATCGTCCGACTCGCAGCTCGTGCACACCGCTCTCGTGACCATGCTGCGCGAACTGCCGTCATCCAAGGTCTCCGTCTTACCTATCGTGAGCTTCGCCGCATGCAGGCAACGGGCACGGAAACGCGATATCAGCGCATCGGAATCCGCGCCCCACGCCGCGACCTTGATTGTCAGCTCCGGCGCGTCCAGCACCGGAATCGAGGAGCCTACGATGACGCCGCTGCGTCCGCTCACCTGCACCGTGTCAACGATCGGCGACAGCGACGCATAATGCGTAGTGCCGACGATGACGCGCATCCGCTCGGAGTCGAGCGGCTGGCCGTTGAGCGAATAGCTGACCTTCATTCGGATTCCTTCCGATTACCATTGCGGCATGGCCGCTGTCTGCAGCTTCTGCTGCGTGGAAATGCTCGTTGGCGCGATGGCCGGATAATTGAACGTCTGCGTGATGTTTGTCACGTTCCCACCATTGCCGTAGGCTGCGGCGTTCACTCCACGCGAGGCGTTGGCGACGCCGACGGAATACGAGGCGTCCTGCGACGGCAGGATGCCGGTCAATCGTCCGGCAGCCTTCTTCACCTTCGATGCGCTCTCGTCGATGCCGACGGCCATGCCCTCGCCTATCATCTCGCCGACCTGATCGCGGAACACGCGCGACGGCGAATGGATGCCAAGCTTGCGTTTCACCCAATTCAACGCGTTGTTGGCCGCGTTGACAGCGGCAGTCACGAGCCTGCCTGCCGCGCCTGCGATGCCGTACGCGATGCCGGTGATGATATTCATGCCGACACTCCCCCAGTTCACCGATGTGAACCCGTGCATGATCTGGCCGATCATGCCGGGAATGGCACCGATAAGCCTTGGCACCGACGCTATGAAGCCGTTGGCCAGTGCGCCGAGTAGCTGCACGCCAGCCTGCAGGATCTGCGGGAGACGATTGATGATGCCGCCGACAAGCTGGCCGATGAGGATCGGAACCTTGCCTACCAAGTCGGGCAGGGCGTTGATGAGGCCCTGCGCCAGTCCGAGGATGAGCTTCAGGCCGCTGTCGATGATTTGCGGCAGGTTGTTAAGGATGCCTTGCACGAGGTTGAGGACGGCGTTGATGCCGATGGGGATGAGCTGCGGCAATTGGGCCGACAATCCGTCCAGCAGCGTCGTCAGCACGGTCACCGCCGTGGACGCGATCTGCGGCAATGCCTGCACGATGCCCTGCAAAAGGTTCGTGACCATAGTTAATCCGGCTTGCAGGAACGACGGCAGGCTCGACGTCACCCACGATTGGAACTGGACAAGCAGTTGTGGCAGGCTCGTCGAGATCCATGTGGTCGCGCTGGTCAGCAGCATCGTGCCGAGCTGTCCCAACGCGCCGAGCACGGGCGGCAGGATCTGCATGACCAGTGCCGGCAGGGTGCTGCCCAATGAGGAGAACAGTTGCGGCAGTGCGGCGGTGATGCCGGTGATGATCTGCGCGATGCGCGGACCCACGTTCTGGATGACCGTGCCGACCGAGTCTACCAGCTGCTTGGTCAATCCGTTGATGTCGGCATTGTCCTTGCCGAGTTCGGCGAGCCAGTTCTGCCATGCGGCCTTCATCATGCCGATGGAGCCCTCGATGGTTGTCGCGGCCTCCTTGGCGGTGGTGCCGCTGATGCCCATCTGCTCCTGCATGATGTGGATGGCCTGCACCACGTCGGAGAACTTGTCGATGGACAGGTCGCCCATCTCCCCGTTCGCCTGCTTGACTTTGTTCGCGTCCTGGATCAGACGCTCCATCTCGGATTTCGTACCGCCGTATCCGAGCTTCAGATTGTCGAGCATGGCATAGTTGCCACGCGCCAGACTCTGGTAGGTCTGTTGGATGGACTCGATGTCGGTGCCCATCTTGTTGGCGTTGTCCGACATGTCGACCATGGCGGTATTGCCGAGTTCCGCGGCCTTCGCGGTGTCGCCGCCGAGCGAGCTGATCAGCGAGGCGGAAAAGCTCGTGACCTGCGTCATGTACTCGTTGGCGCTCACTCCGGCTGTCCGGTACGCTTCCGCAGCGTACTTCTGCACGGTTCCCGAAGCGTCCTTGAACAGCGTGTCCACGCCGCCGACGGCCTGCTCGTAGGTCGCGTATGCGTCGAGAGCGCTCTTGCCGACGCCGGCCAAAGCCGCGACGGCGGTGCCTACGCCTGCAAGTCCGACCGTGGCGACGCCCTTCAACGCGCCTACGGCCTTGCCGGACATGGAGCTGATCGCATTCCACGCGGCGTCGGCTCCGCCCTTCAACGCTCCGGCCATCCGTGAGGCCACGGAGCTGGCGACGCCGAACAGGCCTGAGAACACTCCGCTCGCCGCCGATCCGACGTTGCGGAAATAACCGCCTATGCTGCCCACGGCATTCTTAAATGGTGCAGGAATCTTCGCGGCGATGCCGTTGATGCGCTGGCCGAGCCCGTAGGACAGGTCGTCGCCGAACTGTCGGGCGATGGCCGCGCCCTGTTTGAAGGGGCTGGCGACCTTGCCTCCCAACGCGGACGCCTTCGAGGCTACCTGGTCGAACGCGCCGCGGGCGATGCCGCCGATCTTGCCGAACACGCCCGCCCCGTCGAGCATGGCCATGTCGGCGTTCGCCCAGCCGGCGCGCACTTTCTCGATCGCACCCAACGCCGGTGCGGCCATCGCCTTGCCGAGGTTTCTGAACGCCGCTCCGAGCGAACCTGCTGTCTTCTCGCTGCTGGCGGCGAGATTGTCCTGCGCGTCCTTGAGTGCCTTCTGCGCATCCTTCAGCCGGCTCTCGGACTGCGTGGCGCGGTCGGTCATGGTGGACAGCTTCAGCCGCGCCTGTTCGAGCCTGATGGTCGCGGCCTCGGCCTGCGTGCTGCCCTCGCCATGCTTGGCAATGGCATTGGCGACGCTCTCCTCGGCGGCACGCACCTGATTCGCCGCCGCCCTCTGCTGGAGCATGGCCTGACGGTATGCGGCCGTGGATTTCGCCACGTCGCGCTCGTAGGATTTCAGCACGTCCGCGCTGAAATCGTTCGCCGACTGCTTGAAACCGTTTTTGAACGCGCGTCCGAACAGTCCTCCGCTTTTGCCGCCGTTCATGCTCGCATCGAAAGCCTTCGACGCGGCCTTGCCGCTCGCGCCGACCTCCTTGTTGACCGCGCTGCGGAACCCCCGCATCGACGGGAAAACGCTGATGTGCGCGGAACCGAGTTCGCTGCCGAACGCCATGCGGCACCTCCACTATTCAGTTTTGTCCAAAATCAGTCCTCGTAGAGCGTCTGGAATACCGGGCTCATGCCCTTGGTCTGTTCGCGCAGCCGCTCACGTTCGGCCTTCTCCCTGTCCGCCCGCAATCGTTTCGCGAGCGAGTCGAAAGGTTTCGGATACTCGTCGCTGCCAAGCGCATAGACGACCGGTATCTCACCCCACCGGGCCGGATAATCCAAGCCGTTGAGCTCCGCGCCCGTGTAGGTCGACGGATCGCCGATGAGCTGTTCGAGGAGCGCTATCGCGTCGCCGTAGCGGAGCCTGCCGCCAAGATCGGCCTGCAGACTCCACCCTTGCGCCGTGAAATCGGCTCGGATCACGCTCCCGTGGTCGGCGAGCTGGCGGGAGAACCATTGGATTTTCCCAGTGAGGCACCCTGCGCGCGAACCACCGCGTCGCCATAGTCGGACAGGAGGTTGAACACGACCTGCACCGGTTCGCCGTTCAACGCTTTCGCCTGCTTGTCTCCGGCGAAGGCGCTCAGAATGCGTTTGAGCTGTTCCACGCTCTCCGTGTCATCGGACGTGTTCGACAGTCTCGTGAAATCGTCGATGCTCATCGACAATGGAAGCTTGTACGTGCGTCCGCCAGGCACGAGCGCCCAATACACATCGCCCTTGATGATGTGGCGCACCTTGTAGTTTTGCGCGATGGAGGCGAACGCCTCCTCGTCGTTTTTTTCCGTCCACTGGTCGAAATCCTCGACGGTCGGATTGAAGTCGGTGGAAGTGGAAGTCATTGTCTTGTCCTATCTGCTTTTTCGCCTGCCTGCCGTGGAAAAAGAAGATTCCCGGACCGCGCAGACAGGCGAAATAGGCGGTCCGGGAAGATTTTCGCCTGCCGGTCAGGCGGCATGTGCGGTGACGGTGACCGTCAGATCGGGTGAGGTCACGCCGTCATACGTGGCGTTGACCCTCGCGCTTCCAACCTTGACGGCGGTGAGCATGCCGCCATCGACGGTCGCCACGCCGGCATCCTTGGATGCGAACGTGGCCTGTCCGGTCACGTCCACGGTGGTCTCGTCCACATGGGTGGCGACGGCCTTGAGCGCGAGCTTCGCGCCTTGGACGACCGACGGCCTCGTATTGCCGTCAGCCGAAGTCACGGCCACCGCCGTCACGCTTTTGGGTCGTACCAGCTTTCAATCCAACGCGTGTTCGGATGCTCGGGGTCCACGTACAGCGGGTCCTTCATCCAATCGACGGTGAGCGCGCGGCCTGTGACCGAACCACGCTCCTGCTGGTCAGGCTCGTTACCGATGACCTGCACGACGCCGGCACGACGATGCACACGACCGGTATCGAACGTCTCCTCCTCGTACACCATCCATTTCGCATCCTGGATGATGTCGGCCACGTGGTAAACGCCATTGGAGTCCGGCTCGCCGATGGTGATCTTGCGTGTCAACGCATTGTTCTCGGCCGGGCTGAAAGTCTGCGTGAGACTGGTCGCCAACGGCAGCTTCTTGTACCCGTCCTGCAAAAACTCCAGCGGGTCGTCACCGTCACGCGAATCCTGATTGCCACCGTCGGACTTGACGAGTCCGATGCACGCGGTCGCCCGATTGTAGACGGCCGGAAGCTCCGTCGTCGCCTTGCTGGGTGCGATCATCTCCGGCGTGATCTTGTTTTCTGCGGAGTACGGGACGATCATGATGGCGGCGGTGACTAGCGCCTCCACCTGTCCCAGATCCATGCCCTGACTGTCTTTGGCCATGGCGTTTCCTTTCTATGGTTGTCTGATTCCGGCCGCCGAATATTCGACGGTCATGTAGTAGCGGCACCATGCCGCGTCCTCGCCGACCGGGTACGGGCCGTTGCATCCGTCAGACACGACGGCGCAGATGCGGCTGCATTCGGCGAATCCGATGAGGATGCCAGGCTCGCCGGTCAGCACGCCGTACACGCGGGCCGCCAGATCGCGGCATGGTTTCGTATCGTTGCGCGTCCATCCGAGCACGTTGACGCCTATCGACCGATCAAAAGTCACGCGGTCGGCGGATTGTGTGCCGCCGTCATCACGCACGACCACGAGCGGATAGGAGCCGTCGTAATCGTCCGGGATGCGGTTTCCGACCTGCAGGCCTGCGACGTCCGTGATGTGGGAGCGCAGCCAACCGGTGAGGAAAAGCTCGAGGTCGGGTGGTATGACGCTTGCCATCAGACCTTCGCCTTCCTCAAAGCCTTGGCCAGATTGCCGGTCTTCGATTCCACGAGCAGGGTCTTCGGGTCGTGGCCGACGACCATGACGGTCGTTCGGCGCTCCCTTTTGACCTCCTCTATGCCAAGTCCGTCGCGGTATGCGCCGGTATCGACCGGAGCTGACGCCTTCGCATAGGCGAGTGCCCTGTTCGCGGCCAGCGTGGTAAGCGCCTTGACTCCCGCGCTGTTGAGAATCTCGTCAAAAAACTTCGGATTGAAATTGACCGATATCCTGCTTTTCGCCATTTGTTCACCCCTTTCTTTCCGTCAGACGGCATTCCAAGGTCGGACGCCACCCCGTAAACGCGTTCACATCCTTCGAAGGGAATCCGTCGACGTCCCACAAGCGTCCGTCGTCGGGGTCGGCGCGAATCCGGTCGCCGATTCTGATGTCGGCGTCCGGGTCTGGGATGGTGAGGTACGCCGTTGATTCGGTTTGTGTGTCGAGCGTGCCCGGCGTGCGCGTGCTGGAGCTGGATGAGAGCGTGCCCATGATGGCGAGCTCGTCCGGAGGCACGCTCCAGTCCGGCTCGTGCTGCGCCGGATTGTACGGGTTGGTCTTGCGTTTGGCACGCAATCGGATGAAGCGCGTGGCACCAGCCATGGCGAAAGCGCCGCCACCGGCATTCAGGTCGTCAAGCAGGCTCATGGCAATCCTCCAAGCTTGTAGGGTTTGAGCTTGTCCTTCTCGTCCTGCATGAGCGACACCGCATCGTATGACGCGCTGGAGCCGTTGGTGGACTGCGAGGTGACAAGCCCGATCGGGCTCATGCCCGCTCGCTTCGCGGCGCTGATGAGCACCTGCTGCACGTCCGGCGCCTCATTGTATCCCGCGTGAATCTCGTAGCGGATGGCCGCGATGCCAGCGGGAAAGCCACCCGAAAGCGACTCCACAAGCCCGGTCTCGGGGTCATAGGCGTAAGCCAGCTTGTTGCCGTCGCGGTCGGTCAATGATTCGATGCTCGTCACATGACGTGCGGGCAGTCGGATCACCGTGCCGCCACGCGAGTTGATGACGCCGGACAATGCCATGTTCGGCATGACATGCCAGCCACACTCGCGGCGGATGGCCGCCTGCGCGGCCTTAAGCCGAAACTGCGCGTCATCCTCGAAAGCCGAAGGGTCGGTAATCATGTCGGGAACCACATTCACGTCAATCATGCCGACCCCCAGACTCACTCGGCCTCGGCCGCGGCCTTGGCTGCGGTCTTGCCGAGCGTCACCTGGACGAAAGCCTTAGGATACTTGACCTGCAGGGCGAGACGCTCCTTAACTCGGAACGTGATCTTGTCGTTGGTGAAATCGTTCTCATGGCTGTTGGTGGATTCGACGGCCAGACCACCCTTACGGTAGATGGTGCCGCCAGCCTTGAACGCGCCGACGAGCACCGTGCCCTTGGTCATCGCCTCGGTCACGACGGTGCGCAGTCCCCACAGCGGCGGATTCTGCATGATGCCGCCATTGCCGTACTGTCCAGCGAAGAAACCACCGCCGAAATACTGGCCGTTCGCATCCTTGGACAGGCGGATGGCCTGATAGTCGGCAGGGTTGATGACCACCGCATCGGCGGAGAAGCCGGTGGCGGTGGCGATGTCGGTGGTGGCCGCGAAGATGCGGTCGGGGTCGGAATCGTTGGCCTGCGCCTTGGTCTGGATTTCGCGGTTCAGAATGCCCCTGAGATTCGGATCGGTGCCATCGCCGGACAGAAGCTGAATCTCCTCCTGCAGCTTCAGATTGTATTGGGCGTGCTGGTTGATTTCGGACACGACGAACGGCAGGTCTTCGGCCATGTCGTCGGTGATCTTCCACCATGCTGCAATCTCATGGAGGCTGTCGGACGCCCAAGTCGGATCCGGGAGATGGAGCTGCGGCTTCTGCCCGCCCTCGGCGACGGTGGTGGCGTTACCTTCGAACGCGCCGTAGACCGGATATTTGATGGTGGTGCCGCTCATGGTGCCGGACGCGAACAGGTCGGCGATGACGAGCGGACGCTCGTACGGCCATACGCCGTTCTGGTCGGTTTCGGTGAGGAATGGAGCGTAACCGGCACCACCCTCGGCATGGGTATCAGACGCGGCCTTGAATTCCGGAGTGGAGAACAAGCCGCCCTTTGTGGCGAGCACGCTCAAGCCCTTCTCCCGCAGGGACTGCACGTAGAAGTCACCGAGGGTCTTCGCCTCGGCACCCTTATGCTCGGTCTTGGACGTTCCGGCGAGCTTGTCGAGTCCTTCGCCTACCTCTTTGAACAGGTCGATGCGCTTCTGCAGCTTCTTCGCCTCGGCGTAATGCTGCTTCAGCTCCTCCTGCTCCTTTTCGGTGATGTTATCCATCCCCTTGGCGAGGATGGCCTGTGCCGCATTCTTCTCGGCGGCGAGATTGTCCATGAGATTCATGGCACTCCTTTCGGTTAATGTTCCAGCGAGAAGAAGTCGCTGATGGTCTTGTATTCCTCAGCCCACTGTGAGGCAAAGCTTTTCTGGTCTTTCTTATTCGGGTCATCCGTGGAATCGTCCGGCTTATCGCTGGAATCATCCGTGGAGTCATCAGCCGAATCGTCGGGCTTGCCTGTGGGATCGGAGTCATCGGTGTCGTCGTCCGGCTTCTTGTCGGCGGAATCGATGCCATCCAAGACCTCGTGCAGACTGTCCAACGCGGCACGAAGCTTGCTCTCGTTGGAAGCGCTGATCGCACGCCCGCTCTTCACCTCAAGCACCTCGGCACCCTGATTCGCGGCCACCTGCACAAGGGAAATCTCGAACAGTTTCACCTGGCGAATCTCACGGTATCCATCCCACGCGCTCTTGCCGTCCTGCACGAATGCGGTCTCCTCGGCGAGGAAGCCGATGCTCATCTGATGGATGAGTCCGCGTTTCAGCAGGTCGTATGCGCGCTTGCCTTCCGGCAGGTCAAGGTCGAGGCGTGCGGTGACGAGCAGACCATGCTCGTCCTCGACCGCGCTCAACGTCTCGCCGATGATGTCGGTGGGCTTGTCGTCCTTGTGCTGCCAGTGGATCGGGATGCCCGCGCCGGAACCTTGGAAATCGTTCTGCAAAGTGTCTGCGAAAGCGCCCTTGACGATCACGTCATCGTACAGGTCTTTGTCCCACGTCGAGGCGTATCCGCTGAACACGCCCTCGCCTTGACTGTCATCAAGGGATTTCAGCTCGAAGCCCTTGAAATCAAGCCTCATGATGTTTCCTCCTTGGTGAGCGCGTCCCACTCGGCGTGGAATAGCGCGTCATACCGGTAAAGCCGTTTGAATTCGGCGAGCATGGCCTTAGCGTCCTCGCCGTTGACTGGATTGTTCTCCTGCGCGTTCTGCGTGCGCCCGCCGTCCTGCGGACTGGGCTGGCCACCTTCGCTGACGTTCAACGGCGTGATGAGCTGGTCGCCGCCCGGCACGCGAGGCATGTCAAGGATCTGACGTGCCTGGTTCGTGGTCATGAAAGGCCGTCCGGTTGCCGTGCTGAGCGCCTGATACTGCTCACTTGTCGTGCCGCGCAGTTTCGCGTCCACATTCGCCCTGATATAGCAGTCCGGTTCGCCCACAGCCTCTGGAAGGCTGAGATTCAAGGCTTCCTCAAGAGCGACGATGTATGGCATGAGCTCTACGTTCCAGAGCTTCTCCTTGTAGGCGCTGATGTTGGAATTCGTGCCGGTTCGGAATCCGATGTTTTCAGGCGAGATTTGGAAGGCGTTGCATACGGCAATGTTGATTCGGTCGCGCGCCTCCAAATCGTTGACGTCAACCGGTTTGAAGACATTGTCCAAAGGGCGCATCTCCATGCCGTCCTTCAGGACTGGCCAGCCACCCTCACGCCCGCCATTCTGGATGAAATTACGCAATCCATTGGTGAAATCGTCGTAATCATCCTGTGATAGCCACGGCATCTCCTTCGGACGGTAGACGTAGCCTCCGGCCTGCATGCCGTTCTTCGCGATGCTCCGACGGTAATTGGCCATCGCCTTCGCCTCCGCCAAGAGCGGACGAAGCACATTGGCCACACTGTCGCCGAACTGGATCCCGGAAATGAAGCCGACGTCCAAGTGCACACGTGGATCGGGCAGATCAAAATGCATGGCCTGCCGGCTGTCCATCGTCAGCAGATTCACGCCGGTAATCTCGCCGAAAGCGTTGCCGGAAAACTGATAGCAGTCAGAGGGGATGCGACGAAGGGTGAAACGCCCACCGTCCACGCCCAGGAGCATGAGCCACCGGTCATCGAGCAGCATATCGCGAAGGAGCATGCTGATGAAACGGTAGCGGGTCATTCCAGGAAGAGGAGAAGGCCGCTTCATCAGGTCGGCCAATGCGCCACTGGTGACCTCCTCGGCGTCACCATCGTCGTTCTTCCGATACACCTTGAATGGCAGCGAGGCTATATTGCGGGTGATGAAGTCCACCACGACGCGCACCGCATACTCTCGGCAGTAGATGCCGGAAGCGTACCCGTAGAAGTCCATGTCGGACGGCCAACTGTCGCCGTTCACGAGCGGAATGCTGGTCGCCGGCGTCGGATGCTCGTCGACTTCGGCCATCTTCATGCCGACGACTGCGGCGTTATTGTGGAGGAGCCGGTCAAGGAATCCCATCAATACTCCCCTCTTTGTGAAAAATCTAGAATCTGACCCTCACGCCTTGCGAGGGCTCGTATTTCGGTTTAAGCGCTTCAGCTTGCATGGTCTCCAGCGCATACAGCGCCTGTGCTTCGGCAACCAAGCCGGAAATCTGCAATGCTGACTTGGTGCGGTCCCACACCTCGACTTCGCCAAGACGACGGGACACGGCCACGGAAACCTGCTGTTCGATGGCGGGCTGCGGAAGATGCCGCAACTTCCCCTCACGCACTCGGTCATGGAAACGGCCACAACACGCGCCCAACCGGAAGCCTTCGATGAGATGCACCGTCCACCCTTTTTCGACGAGCGGGTCGATGAAGTCCACTGCCGGACAGCCCTTGCCTTGTACGGCGATCTCCGTGATATGCGGCCAACGCTCCTGCAAAAGGTCGAGATAATGCGGCACCCACAGCATGCCGTCACGACGGGCGATCAGCTCAACGTGAGGCAAACCGTCCGCACGTATTCCGGCAGCGGCCACATACGTGGTCTTACGGTCCGCGCTCGTGTCAACGGACAGGACGACGCGATTGCCGTCCGGTATCGTGGAACGCGAGTCGATGCCGCTGGCCCACATTTTCGGGTTGATGAAAGGAATGATGTCGGCCGTGACCCATTGGCACAGGACCTCGGTGCGGAACGCGGCCTCGGTCATGCCGTCGATATCGGATCTGACGCTCATGACAGTCATCGGCCCGTAGCCGAGTGACGGGTTAGCCTGCCGGATAGCGTCGGCATCATCCACCGGACACTTGTCAGGCGCAGACCACTCGAAATAGCCGAACGATCCATCCTGCTCGCCGGACAGGAACGCGTCGGCCGGATTGCCACCATCGGCGCTCAGACGAGTCCACTCGTCAACAAGCTTCCTGCCCTTGTCCACCTGCTTGCGCAACGCGACGCTGCGATAATCGCCCGCGTTCGAAATGCCCCATAATTGGCTGGACCAGACGGCCTTCGTGGTCTGACTGACGGCATTCCAGCCATCATCCGTATGCTGCTCACGCAGCTCATCGAACACGACACGGGCGGCCGATTTTGCTCGAATGTTCTTGTCGGCACGGACGATATATCTGGCCTTCGAGCGGGTGATGATCGCCTCCTCGCCGTTCGTATTGACGAATTTCTGCGTCATCGCGGCGAGATCCGGAATCACCAGATCCGCTTCCTCATCGGTAGAAGGCTGAGGATTGCACCACTCCTTGACCTGATTGTAAGGGCCTTTCGCATTGTCCAACGTCTGCGCGGCACCGACCACAAGGAACTTCACGGGCGGCACCCTGTCCGGATGCTTATTGGAATCGACGAAAAGCCACCATGCGGCCAAAACGCCCATCAACGTTGTCTTGCCATTCTGGCGGGCGACAAGCACGATGACCTTGCGGAAGCGATAACTACCGTCCTCAAGCAGTTCAAGCGCATGGACGAGCAGCCATTGTTGCCACGGGTAAAGGTGGACATGCAGCATAATCTCCGCGAACGCGATAACCGCGAAACCATTGCTCGTCTCCCTCGTCAACGGACGCAACGGCGGCGTGAAGATGCGCGGCAGGGTCACACCATGATTCTCATCGTCGATGGCACCGAAAACCGTAAGATTCTCAGCCGCCATCGCAACCTCCTCAGCCGAAACGCTTCATGAACTCGTCCATCGCGATAACCTTGCCGCTCTTTGACTCCTCGGCCTTCGGCTCAGGCTTCGCCTTCGCTGGACGCCCAACCTTGGCAGGCTCCACCAGCGTCAAACCAAGCGACTGGCAGTATTTCAGAAACGTCGGAACCGACACATTGTCCAATTTCCCGTTCTCGTCGATGAACCCAGCCTCGCAAATCGAATCAATCCGAGCGGCAAGGATACGAGCAGCGGCCACGACAGCCGCATTCTCAGCACGCAACGACTTCGCATTACGCAAAGACCTCTCCAACGCGGACGCCACGGACTCATGCGGGAAACGACGCTCGGAAACACCCTTCTTGACTGTCATAGAGCCTCCTTCGCGCGCGACCCATCAACAAAAAACATTATCGGGGAGAGGAAGACCAACCACGCGGGCAGTGGGTCGGTTCGGGGTGGTTTTCAGGATTTCACCGCCCCTACCTCGTCGGGGTTGGTTTCGAATGTTGTTTTGAATGCTTTGATTGCGTTTGTGAATCGTGTGATGAGTTCGTCTGTGCTTGGTGGTTTTGGAGTGATGAGCGTGGTGTATGTGTTTCCGACTTTGTAGGTGTTGACTTCGTTGTGGGTGACGTTGATCGGGATGTTGACGGTGAATGAGCTGATTGGGAATGTCTTGTCGCTGATTGTAGCGGTGAGCTCTAGTGTGACTGGCTGCTGTGGCATCATTGCCTCCTTGCTCATGCTGTTGTTATCCATTGTCTTGAGAGTGTGCCGATTGGTGTTGGTGGGTCTTGGTTGCCTCTGAGCCTGTTGCAGCTGGCGTGGCTTGGTCGGAAGCCTGCTGGGTCAAATTGGAGTTCGGCGTGTTTGCTGACTGGGTAGAGGTGGTCAAGATTGTATGATTCGTCGCTCGTGTTCTTTTCGGCGGTGTAGTCGATTGGCATTCCGCAGAGCCAGCAGACCGCATGCCGTGCTTTGCATTGGCTGAAGAATGCGGCTTTGTCTTTTTCGAATTGGCGTGTGGTCTTGCGGATTCTTGGCATGTGGTCACCGCCTTGTGTGGTGTCCGGCATGTCCTGGGTACGTCACCCGCGAAGTTCCCCAGACCAGCCCCAGCCATTTATGGGCTACCGGTGTGACTGGTGTCGCCGCATATGTCGGCGTCTTTTTCGCATCGGCCCCAAGGGTTTTCGCGAGGCTCCATGCCGGACAGAGATGAATTATAGCGAATGCAGCTGGATATGAATAATGGTCCAACCATTTTCTGGCTGGACCATTTCATTTTACAAACATACGACAGTATAGCATTTTAATTGTGACAGTCAAGCATGGCGGTTATTTCTCCGAGGTTGAACACGTACTCTCCTTTGTGTTTTGTCGGCGTGGCGTGGAGTTTGCCTCTGGTGAGCCATTGGCGGATCTGGCCGCTGGTGCAGTGGATGTCCATTTTGGCGAGGTAGCGTGCGACTTCGACTGGTTTTCCGGTGTATTCGAGTTGCCAGAGTTTGTTGTCGCGTTCGGCTTTGATGGCTTGGACTCCGCCTTGCCATTTGCAGTCTGGGCATGTCCATGTTTCGGCTTGTGGCGTGCTGGTGGCTTGGTGGCCGCATTTTGGGCAGGTGCCGATGATGACCATGGCCTCTTCTGGTGTGAGTGCTTGTTCGTTGCGTCTGGCGATGTGTTCCAGGGCGGCGTAGTCGTCTGCTGCGGTGCTCATCGTCAATATGGTGTGTTTGTTGCTGATGATGGCGTACCATGCTTTCCGCCAGTCGTATGCGGCGTATGCGGCGCGTATTTTTCCTGCCTGTTCGGCGAGCCATGCTTCCGATTCGCTGATGAGGTCTTGTGCGCGGATGTCGATTGGCAGTGGCGCGTTGCCTTTGTTTGGCGTGTGGCCTGTGGGGTCGATGTGCGCCTGACGGAGCATGATGCTTCGCAGGGCCGGGAGTTGGACATGGCCGAGCTGGCGGATCATGTCCCAGTAGCCGGCGGTGCATTTGGCGCAGAGCGTGCCGCTGGCGGGTTTGCCGCAGTGCGGGCAGGTCAATTCCGGCTCCTTTCGTCGTGTTGGTGGATGATGGCGGCGACTTCGGCTTTCGGCACTTGTGGCACGAGTGGCGCGATTTCGTCGAGTGCGTATCCCGCTTGGTGCCATTTGATGATCATGTTTTCGAGTATTTTCTTCATTCGCCTACTCCTTGTATGGGTTTTCGCTTGTATATTGCGGGAAGTCGCATTCCTGGTCTTTCCATCCGGCGGCGTAGCCTTCCTGCCATGCTTTGCGGCGTTCGTGTTCCAACCATTCCAGGCTGCACATGGTTTCCGGTTCGTCGTGTTTCATGTTTTCTCCTTTTTAGAAAAGTGTTTGCTGTTCGCTTTCTTCGGATTGCGGCCATCCGAAATCCGATAGATCATTCACCGGCAGTCCGGCCCACGGATCAGGATTGCCGGGCACCGGCCTTGTTTTTGGAAAGCCATGAAGCGTCGAATAATGGAATCCGTTGTCACCCACTTTCGCCGGCTTGATGCTGACGGGCATCAGGGCGCAATCGTGCGCGCTCAAATATTGGCCGTCCGGACTGATGCCCGATGGTCCGGCGACGGTTTCCAATCTGATGATGTCCGCGTGGGACACGTGCCGGATGCGTATAAGCGGCCTGTCTAGGATGATCGCGGTGACCAGGTCGTCACCTTCGATGATTCCCGCGTCCCACGACTGCCAGACCACGTCCCTTTCGCTGAAAATCCACCGGCCGCATGAGCACACGACCGGAAAGAGACGCGCCGGATTGCCTTCCGGGGCGAACCGGCGCATCCACTGCGGCGGTTTCCTGCTCATCCAATCAGCCGCTTCCAAAAACCGTCGGACGCCTCCACAAGCCTGTAGCCGCAGTATGGGCAGGTGACATAATACGCTCCGACACGTTCTCCGCAATGCGCGCATTCGATGAGTCGGATCGCCCTGCTCATTCCAGTCGCATTCTTTGCCATAGTCGATTCCTCCTTAGCTGAGGCTTCGTTTGATTGATTTCCAGATCTGGTCGAGTTCGGCATCGGCCAATCCGCTATCCCTACCGCGCTGCAGCAGGTCGTCGTGGATCTGATGTTCGTTTTCCGGATGGTTTTTGAAACGTCCGTAAGCCCACGCATGCAGCGTGCTGTTGCGTTGGCCCTCCGGCACCGGCGTCATATCCGGCACGCCGTTGGAAATCGACGTGGCACGCCTGTCGGCCATGACATCGTCCAGACTCATTTGCGGCGCGTCCGGCTTCGGCCCATTCGTATAGCCGAAATCCTTGAGCATGCGCATGACCGCCTCGCTCGCCTCCGGCACCACGCCGGCGGGCAGATCCGCCAGCTCATACCGTTTGCCGTCGATGACGCTGCCGGGGCCAAGCACATAACCCTTGTTGCTCACACGCAGATCGATCGGCAGATTCTGCTCATGCACCGCGTTCTTCAGCAATCCGATATCCATGCCGGCCGGCATGCGATAGTACAGGTGCACGCCATGCGGCGTTTTCGTGACCAGCGTGTCCGGCAATTTATCGGTACCGTAGTCGCCGGTCAATGCCTGCAAGCACTGCCAGCCATCAGGACCGCCATCCTCGGACGGCTTGTCGCAGTCGATGACGAAACAGTCGCCGAGCGGCACGACCGCATACCTGCTCATCTGGCCGGTGATAAACGATGCGTCCACGTGGCTATCGTCAGACGGATTCAACCGCTTCCACGACAACGACACCTTCCCGTCGACCGGACCACCGGCCTTTCGCGCCTTGCCCTCGCATGGCGCGAAACCAACATTGCCGTCCAACGCCGATTCGACGATGCCGGCCAGATCATGGCAATCGCCCACATCATCCAACGTCTTGAGGCTGTCACGGTTCGGCTTCGACAATGCCTTCTGCCACCAAGTGTCGGCAGGCTCAGCCTCGTTATCGAGAGCGGCCTTGCGATACACGTCGAAACGATTCTGGTCGACGACGCGCACCACACGGCATTGACCTCCAGGAAGAGCCTTGGTCTTCGAATTCTCCAAACCAAGCACATCCATCAAAGACTGCGGAACCGCCGTATGAAACTCCTTGCGATAGCAGTTCCTGGACGCGACCTGCACGCCATATCGTTCCTCATTCGACGCGATTTCGCTGATCAACCAATACATCTCATCGCTGATGTTGCGCGCGGGGCTCAGATTCACGATTTCCGGCTCGTCCGACCTCTCCCACAGGCGGCACGACAGCACGAAGAACGCTGCGGGATGCCGACGGCAGAAGCCCTCGACCGCATGATACTCGTCATACGAGCGACCCTTCGACTGGTGGAATTCCACCTTGACGAAGCGTCGCACGTCCGAATTCTCACCGGAATCCGCGAACTGCATGTTCGTCAGAATCAGCAACGTCGCAGATGGCGTCATCACGCGATAACGACCACCGGTGACGCGGGCATTGACCTGCGAACCGGTCGACAAAGCACGCAGCAAAGGAAGCATGTCCTCAGTGACCGCGCAGGCCTCATCGTCAACGGCGAACGCCTTGCCGTCCATCTCATCATTCATCGACTCACGGCCCAGCGTATAGCCGCCGCCTGCACAATAGCCTTGCACGCTGAAGCCAGGAAACACCTTGCCGACGCCAAGCACGCCGAGAATCGCCTGGCGTGCGATCAGAGTCTTCCCGTCACCGCCATGCCCGGACAGCACATAAGACAGTTGCTTGAACGGTTCCAGCCATGGGGTCGCGAACATGCGACATAGATTCGCATAGGATTTCTCGTCGACGGTGAGCCATCTGAGTATCCGTTCAGCGTCCTTCAGCGCCTGGTTGCCCATTCCGGCCGGAGAGAACGTCTGCGTGACGGCGATGTCCGGCTCATCCTGCAGGCAGACGACTTTGCCGTCACGCCGCACCCACACGCAGGGGTCGCAGCGCACGCCGCGTTCGACTTGGTCGAACCATTGGCTTCGCTTCGCCTCGCGCAGGATCGTGGCCGAGTAGAGAGGATTACGGTCGCCGCTGCGCGCGTTGACGCCGATATGGTATTCGTCCTCGATGGTCTTCACCGGATGCCAGCTGTTGAGGATGAGTCTTGAGCCCTCATGGTCGGCCATGTCTGGGTCACGACGCCAGAGCCTGTCCTGTGACGGACAGTAGCGAAGGTGGCCTTCACGGAGTTCCCAGATGGCTTTCTGGTAGCCGGCAGTCACGACTGGCTCTTTTTTGCGTCGGTCGTTCTCGCCGCCGCCTTGGCAGATGAGTTCGAGGTTGTGGCCGGTGATGGTCGTGACGATCGTGCGGTCGTTCACTGGGGTGAATGTGAGTGCGAGCATGTGGAAGATTCCTGCGAATTTTGCCGGCAGATCTTCGGTCGGTATCGGCTGGTATTGGCGGTAGTCCCTCATTTTTCACCTCCTTGTCTGAAGGGGACGGTGACGGCCCCTAAACACACATACAAAAAAAACAACAAAAAAGACATATATATAAAACACTTTGTCCTTTTGTCCTTTTTCTATATATCGTTGATTTTTCGTCCTTTTTGGGTGGACTTTGCGCATGTCCACCTATGTCCCCCGCGTCCCCGTAGTGACTTTCTTTCAGGCGAACGTCACTACGGGGAAACGCGAGGGGACTTTTTCTCATTTTTTAGAATTCCGGTTCGTAGCCGATGCCTGCGCCGAGCGCGGTAATGACCTGGTCGACCGGCTTGCCGAGGAGTCCTGCGATCTCCTGCGCGTTCTTTCCCGCCGCGGCGAGCTGGCCGATGGTCTGCCTGTCGCTCGCGGTCAGTCCGTTTGGCTGGCCGATGGTGGCCGTCTGTCCATAAGCGGGCTGTTGCGGCTGCTGTGGCGCGTACTGCTGTTGGCCTGCCTGCGGGTCGTTCATCGCGGCGTTCAGGTCGGACTGCTTCTTCGGCGTGACGACGTAGTCGTAGATCTTCGCATCGTTGTATCCGCGGGTCTTCGCTGGCTGGGTGCGGGCGAACGTGGCTTTCAGATGGTCGCCGACGTTCGGATGGTCGCCGACTCCGGCCTGACGGCATGCGAGGCGCAATTGGCCGATGTTGTAGCCTTTGACGTACACTCCGCGGATGCCGCTGTCTCCGACCCTGTCGGGGTCCTGCAGGCTGGTCTGCAAATGGATGACGACCTGCGGCTTCGCCTTGCCGTTGGGATAAAACAGTGGTTCGCCGGTGGTGAAGTCGGTCTGCTGTTCCGCGCGGATCTCCACGATTTCGCCTTCCACGCTGGTGCCGATCGGATCGTCCTTGCTGAACGCGCTTGGCGCGCCGCCCTGCATCACGTCGTCGAGGCTCAATGATTCGGCGGACTGCTGCTGCGCCTGTTGTGGCCGGTAGCTGGCTCCGCCTTGCTGGGTGAATCCGCCGCCATAGTTCTGTGTTCCGAACATTGTGTTTTTTACCTTTCTGTTTTCCTGTAGGTGGATTCCAGCAGGCCGATGGCCTGCCGCCATTTGTCCGGCAATGCCGGATATTGGTCTTCGTTGAGTTCGGATAGTTTTCCGAGCTGGTCGTCCGGCCAGCTGCCGCATTGGAAGCAGTGGGTCGGACTGGTCGGCAGGGCGTGTATCCACGCGTCGCGTGTTTCGACGCCGTCTGCCTGTTCGATGAGGTCGAGGAGGTTGACGATGAGCTGCGCGCGGCTTAAGGCCCATTTGCCGGGTTTCGGGTCGAAGTCGAATTCGATTGGCAATGCGTCGGCGAGGCTGACGCTGTTCCTGGGCAGGAAGTAGATGGCGTTCTTTTTGCATGGTTCGCCGTCGTTTTCCAAGCCGATGCCGTACAGGCTTGCCTGGATGAGGTATTGTTGCGACGGGCCGTTGGCTTTGACGTTGCGCAGGGTGGTTTGGCCGGTGATCTTCCAGTCGATGGTCATGTTGTTTTGCGCGTCGTACAGGTCGATGCTTCCGTGGACTTGGCTTTGCCCGTGCAGTCCGTGGATCGCGCCAACGTCGACGTGTCTTTCGGCTTCGAAGCGTTTCACGGCCCATGGGTCTCCTCCATCGTCGTCCGGGACGGCGAATTCGTCCTTGCGCTTGTTGAACAGGCGTTCGAATCGTTCGTGGACGCAGGTGCCGATGAACGGGAGCCATGCGGCCGACTGGCGTTTCTCCCATCCGGCGAGTCGGGCGGCGAGGCAGTGGAGGCAGTCGGTGCCGAGCTCCGATGGTCCGATCTCCTTTTGCAGGCTGCGCGGCTGGTTGGTGATGTGGTCTTCGATGATGCCGCGGATTTCCGTCCACTCCTCCGACTTCACCGTGGGTGCTGTCGTCGTTTCCGGTGTGGTCTGGTTTGCGGCCATGACTGCTTCAAGGTCGAGTCGTGAGCTCATGTTTCACCCCTTCCGCGTATTCCTCGTCGAGACGGGCCCAGAGGAAAGCGGCCAAGTCCCTCTCCTCTTGCACGTCGATGATGTAGGCGCTGTCGAAGCATTCCGGCGCCTTGTCGTAATGGTTGAGCGTCTTGTTGAGCGCGCGGTCGACCGCTTCCTGGCTGATTGGGATGCGCATTATTCGACCACCAGGCTTGCCGCGCCGACTTTCACGCAATCCTGCAATGCGTTTTCGCCGACCTGTTGGATGATCGTGGACAATGCTTTCGGCTTGACCTGATAGCAGTCCGCGTACTGTTGGACGGGGAAGTGTTTTTCGAATGCTTTGGCGTCGAGGTTGCGTTTGCCTTTGTGGATTTTCACGGTCAATGGTCCGGCCGCATATTCTCCTGGCTCGCGGTTTTCCATGATGAGTGCTTTGAGACTGTCGGCCTGTTCCTGCAGTTGGTGGATTCGGTCGGTGATTTCCGCGTATCTTTTTGCTAGTGTGGCCAGTTCCTGCTGTTCTGCCATTGGTCAGTCCTCCTGTGTTTCTTCGAGTTCGGCCTGTTCCGCTTCGTTTTTCTCCGATTCGGCCAGCTTGTTGTCGTCGAGCTCTTTCCTGCAGTGGAGTGGATTGCGGAGGAGTCGGCTGATCGCGGCGCCTTCCTTGACGACGTTCTGGCAGATGTCGATGCATTCCGAGATGACGGCGGCAGTCGTGCCGTACAGGTCTTTCTTTTCGATGGTCGTGTCGGCCTTGTCGATGAAAGATGCGGCGGCGTCGCCGATCTTGCTGGCGGCCGGATAGAGGCTTGCGAGGTCGGCGCTCATGTCCTCGTCGTCGATGAGGGACTGTACGACGTAGTTGCTGCGGGGTGTTTTTTTCATTGGTTTCTCCTTATCTTGGAACGTATTCTTGCTGGAAGCTGATGATTGCCTGCGTGCATGGCTGGTAGGGGTTGCCGTGCCAGGTGGGTGGGTCGCCGGTCTTGCGTTTGCGGGGGCCGCGCGCGCCAAGCACGAGCTTGTCGGGGCGTCTCACGTGGACGTTCGCGTCGATGATCTGCCGGTCATCCTCGTATGCGACGCCGTTGAGCGCGTCGGTGAAAAGTTTCGCGAGATTGTCCCAGTCGCGTCCGCGCCGGGTCATGGTCCAGAAGATGAGCGTGATGGCGACCGGCCCTTTGTATGGGAGCAGGTCCGGGTATTGTCGTCGCCATTCCGAGTAGACGCGATTCTCCGCTTTTCGCGTGGCTTCTGGGGTGATGCCGTGCCCGTTGTAGACGCGTGGCCGGCCTTTTGACTGTGGGTCTCCTGGGATTGTCAGCCTGCAGACGGACGGCCATGATGGCAGGTCGAGCGTGTCGAAGCTCATTCCGCCACGTCCTTCGAGTAGTTGGCTTTCAGATCCATGAGTTCGCCGTTGAGGAGTTTCGTGGCGAATCCGTAGACGACTTTGTCGTTGGTTTGGAACGCGGTTCGCTGCAATGCGCTGATGGCGTCGAAAATGCCGGTCAACGCGTTGGAGATGATGGTGCGTGGATCGGCTGTGGCTTGTGGCCTGACGTTGATGGTTTCGGTGGTGATGCCGGTCGGCGTGAGTTTCTCTTCGGTGACGCCGTTTGCCGTGATTTTCGATGTGGCGGTCATGATGGTTTCTTTCTTCTTTTCGGTTGTGGTGGTTTTCCGTGCTTTGCTGCGTGGTGAATGCTTGTCGAAGGCCGGCAATAGTCCTTCTTTGCGGAGTTGGCTGAGAATGTTGCCGACTGTTTTCTGGCTCATGCCTAGTGCTTCGGCTGTTTCCTTGCCGTCGAACGTTTGGCCTTGGCTGATGCGTTTCTTGCAGTGCGCGAGGATGAGGTCTCGTTTCGACGGTTCCTCCGGTTTCGTCGGCAGCCCCTGCGTGAGGAGTCCGGACTTGCGCAATGCCCGCATTTCCGTGATGTCGAGGCCGGCTTCGCCCGATTCGTCATAGATGCTTTTCAGTTCGGCGAGTTCGCCGTCCGTGTATTCGTGTTTCAACGTGTTCCCTTTCTGAGCCTTTCAATCAATCGCCTGTTTTCGCGGATGAACTCGTCCACGTCGATTCCCTGCTGGGTGAGGGTCGGTTTGCCGGTGTCGACATGTGCTTTTCCGTCGCTTGTGACGTCTGGACTGCTTCTAAACCGTGCAGCCGGAACGAATCTCCCGTTTTTCATCTCGCCACCGTCCTTCGGTACTTGTGCGCCAAAGCCCACTTTTCCGCGACTTGACGTTGGTAGCGGACCTTGCGCCTGTCCTGATGTCCTTCTGGCGGTTCCACGCCGATTTTCAAATACGGCGGGCCTTTGCCGGTGGAGCGCCAGTTGGCGAGTGTGCGCACGCTCATGCCGAGCATGACGGCCAGTTCGGATGGCGTGAGCAAGTCGGTCATGACCGGACGTCCCGAATGTCTCCCATCGGGTCGATGTGGAGTCCGGTGAGCATTTCCGGGGTGTTGCTGCCGCCGCCGCGTTCGAGGTGACGTTTGAGCGCCTTGTCGATGGCCTGGCATGCGATTCGGGAGGCGAGTGCGGTTGTTTTGCCAAGTCTGTCGCCGGGTAGGTGGACGCTGTATAGCTGTTCATCGGATGCGTTTAGTGGCATGATGAATGTGCCGATGGTCGAGTGGGTGGCCTTCTCGTTTCCGATGAATTCGGCTGAGAGTGTGAATCTCAGCGTCACGCTTTTCTTGCCGTTCATTGCACGTTTCCTTTGCTTGTTGAGGTTGTGTGCCCCATCCTGACGAGTGGATGGGGCTGAGTGGCTGGCATCGGAGTCGGACCGATGCCGTCCGGGATTCCGAACGCCCCTTTGACCGTTGGAACGCGACCTGAACGCGTTCACGGCCGGTGGCGTGGCCGACTGTGATTGAAGCAGTCAGGCATAGTAAGAAAGGACCCGCAAGCACCGGAGTGCCTGCATAGATTTAGACAGGAGAAGATTGGAATCCGTGGACGGGCGAACCGTCGCCCAGCCGAGTGCGCCGACAGTGTATGTGAAGCAAGATGCGGTCGGCGCGTGGATAATAATCGATATTCAGTTATATGTGTTCCCCGCCAGCCGACATGGTGAACGTGGATGTCCGCGAAAACGTCCCTAATTGGTTTGTTTTATCGGACTGTCGGCTGGTGGGAAGTCTTTAGTCGCGTGGGGCGAAACGCACGATCAGCCATAGGCCGGTCAGCAGGTAGATGACGCTGACGAGGATGGTCGCGGTCTGTGAGTCCGCCGTCCGCCAAGTGAAAAGCAGTGTGGCCGATGCGGTGCAGGCGATGATGGCGAGCAGGGTCTTGATACGGCGGAGCGTGTAGTTCGGTTTCGTGTTTCCTGCCTGTCCGCTGTCGTGCAGTTGGTCATGGCTGGTCATTTGCTTGCTTCCATTTCCTTGAGGATTCGATTGCATTCGCGTCGGACGCGTTGCACTTCGGTCTTGGTGAGGTTGAAGTAGTATTGGCCGGTCGATGTGCGGAAGCTCATTCGAGCCATCGGTCTGCCGTCCTGGGCGGTGAAGGCCTGCATATCGAATCCGCCGTCGTCCATCCAGCTCATCTTGTCGCTCCGATCTTGTTGGAGAGGCTGTAGGCGATGTCTTCGATTTCCGCTGATGTGAAGTCCGCGAGGGTGATGTCTTGGATGCCGTCCACGAGACTGGCGCTGCCGTCCTCATGGAAGCGGATGTAGAAGCCGCTTGATGCGAGCAGCAGGCATCCGGTCTCGTGGAGTGTCGGCGGTTTCGGCGGGGCGGGGAGTTGGGTGGGCCTTTTTTGGCCTTCTTTGGGGTCGGGGTGGTGAAGAAGTTCCCCAGGTCG